TCTGATGGTCAAAGTGCATCAACTTTATTAGGTACTTTATCATCTTGGGGGTCGAACCATAAATTATCAGGATTGGCATATCTAGCCATAAGATTTACTTGGAATCAAGACGCATTTAATAGTATTCCAAAAGTTCAAGCTAAAGTACAAGGTAAAAAGATTGTAACACTTAATTCAAGCTTAGTAGAATCATCACCAACATTTTCAGCTAATCCAGCTTTTTGTTTATTAGATTATTTAAGAAACGAAAGATATGGAAAAGGAATACCAACTGCCGATATTGATTTACAAAGTTTTAGAGATGCTTCTGTTGTTTGTGATACGCAAGTTACACCATTCTCAGGTGGTAGTGATATAAACTTGTTTGATTGTAATGCTGTTTTAGATACATCAAAAAAAGTTATAGAAAATGTAAGAGAGTTGTTAAAAGGTTGTAGAGGTTTTTTACCATACACAAGTGGAAAGTATAAATTAATTATTGAAACAACAGGCACAGCATCTATCACACTTACAGAAGATGATATTATTGGTGGATATAATTTAGCAAGTCCAAGTAAAAATGATAAGTACAATAGAGTTATAGTTTCATTTGTAAATCCTGATAGAAACTTCCAAGTAGATGAAGTTCAGTTTCCCCCTGTAGATGATAGTGGTTTATCAAGTGCAGACCAACACGCAACTATGAAAACTGCTGATGGTGGTTTTTTGTTAGAGGGCAAGTTTGATTTCAAGACATTGACTTCACCATATCAAGCAGAGGAAATGGCAGAGATTATTTTAAGAAGATCAAGAGAAGCTTTATCGTTAGAAATAAATGTAGGGTTTGATGCTTATGATTTAGCAATAGCAGATATAGTAAATATTACACACGCATCATTAGGATTTTCTGCAAAAGCATTTAGAGTTATGGGTATTACATTTAATGAAGATTTTACAATATCTTTGACACTAATAGAATATCAAGCAAGTCATTATACATTTGCAAGTAAGACACAAGTTTCATCTACACCATCAACAAACTTACCTAATCCTTTTTCTATTCAACCACCAGCTTCAGTAACATTATCTGATGAAATGATTGAATATGCAGATGGAATTACTATTACAAGATTAAATATTGCTATAGGTGCAAGTCCTGACCAATTTGTATCAAACTATCAAGTAGAAGCAAAACAAAGCACAGAATCAGATTTTAAAATTATTTCTGTTGGTACACAACTAAACCATGAGTTTCTAAATGTTATTGATGGTGCAACTTACAATGTAAGAGTAAAAGCAATAAATAGTTTAGGTGTTAATTCAACATTTACATCTGCAAGTCATACAGTAGTTGGTGCAACCGACACACCATCAGATGTAACAGATTTATCAGTAAGTTTAGTAGGTTCTAATCAAATGGAGTTATCTTGGACTCCTGTAACAGATTTAGATATTTCTTGGTATGAAGTTAGGTTTCAAAATGTTACAAGTGGAGCAACTTGGAATGAAAGTAGTCCTCTTGCAAAAGTTGTAAGAAGAAAATCTAACTCTTTAGTGGTCAATGCGGCTATAGGTAGTTTTTGCATAAAAGCAGTGGATAAATTAGGTAACAGTTCAGCTAACGCATCTATTGTATCCACTAATATTTCAGGATTACAAAATTTTACAAATGTTTTAACTGTGAGTGAATAATGGCAGATTTTTTAGGAACAACGGATTCAAATGTAGCAGTAACAACAGATAGTCAAAACAGAAAAGTTTTAGTGTTAGATACGATAACTTTGTTTGATGCCACGATTGGAAATTTTGAAAGTCCACAGGGAAAATTTGATCTAGGTGGAACTGACCAAACATCTAATCCTAATAATTTCAATAGTAATGTTCAATCATCAGGGTTTTATGATTTTGCAAATACACTATCTTTAGATGCAATTTACGATACTAATTTAGGTGCTATTGTTGGAATGAGTGCTGAAGATGAATATGATTTATTTGATTCTGGTAGAGGTGCAACATTATTTGAAGATGCTAAAGCACCTTTTGATGGTTCACCTGAAATACAATGTGGTGCAGAGGTTCAAGTTGGTTTTGATGACTCTAGTCTATCCAATATAACTACTTTTCAAAAAATTGCACAACAAAGCACCATAAAAGGAAGATTTTTTAAATTTAGGTGTAAATTAACAAGTGAAGATAATAAAGTAAGAGCAAAAGTACATACTTTGTCATTTACTGTAAATATGGAAAAAAGAACAGAGTCAGATCAAGATGTCGTATCAAGTGCATCAGGAACGACCATAACATTTGTAAATTCTTTTTACGCAACTCCAAGTATCGGTATTTCAGCGCAAGGATTAGTTTCTGGCGACTATTATCAAATCACAAGTAAGTCAAAAACTGGCTTTACAATTCAATTTTATAATAGTAGTAATGTTGGAATAAGCAGAACATTTGATTATCAAGTTGTAGGACATGGCTTGAAATCTTAGTAAAAATAAAATAAAAGGATTATATGAGTCAAGTTTCACAAATTACTTTGGATAATGTTTCATTTGCAACATTTAGGTCAAATTTAAATAGTACATTAAATGCTTTGAATACAAGTCATGTTGGAAGTTCAGCACCATCAACTGTTGCGGCTGGTACAATTTGGGTTGATAATGGAACATCAGGAGTTTTAAAGGTAAAAATAAATGATGGTTCTGACAATGTAGAGTTATTTCAAATTAACATCTCATCAAATGCTGTAACTAGCACAATGTCAGTTACAGGAACTATATCAGAAACAGACCCAAATGCTTTACCATTGGCTTTAGCTTTAGGATAGGAGAATAAATGGCGAATACTTTTAAACAAATAAATTTTGCGGCAGAACCAGCTAGTGCTGGAACACCTTATGTTGTCTATACAACAGCTTCATCAACAACTACAGTTATCATTGGTTTAATGCTTACTAACATTCACACAACATCTGTTACGACAGAAGTTGAGTTAGTATCTACAACAGCAAATAGAGGTGGTGCAAACAATGTAACAAATGGAACTTCTTTTTTAGTAAAAGATGTCAGTATTCCAAATGGCTCAACATTAGAACTTTTAACAGGCGGTAAAGTTGTTATGGAAGCTGGAGATGCAATTAGAATAGATTGCTCTGTTGCAGATAAACTTTCAGGTTCTTTATCAGTTTTAGAAATAACATAGGAGATTAAATGGCTTATATTGGCAAAACTCCAACACCAGCACCTTTAACAAGTTCTGATATTTCGGCAGACATAATTAATTCTACACACATTGGCGATACTGCTATTTCAGGTTTTAGTGCTTTAGCAACTGCACCAGCAGATACAGACGAATTTTTAATTAGTGATGCTGGAACTTTAAAAAGAATCGATGCAAGTTTAGTTGGTGGTGGTGGTATTACAATGGCAGACCAATGGAGATTATCAGCACATATTACTTCTAATCAAGAACCAATCAGTTCAAATTTAGAAAGGAATGATAGCACAGGATTTGGTTATGTTGGTTCAGGAATGTCAGTATCTTCTGGTATTTGGACTTTTCCAGAAACAGGAATATATTTAGTTCAATTTCATTTACTTGGTTATCCTAATACTAATGATGATATTTATGGATTTATAGAAGTTACAACTAATTACACATCAGGTGCATCATATTCTCAACACGCAAGAACTGCAATTAGTAGAGATGGTAATGGACAAGATGGTTCAACTTGTTCAACTTTAGTTGATGTAACAGACACCGCTAATGTAAAAGTAAAATTTGATGTTAATGATATGAATAGTGGCTCATCAGTTCATGGCTACACAGATTACAATGCAACCCATTTTGTATTTATAAGATTGGCGGATACATAAAATGAATAAAGATTATTTTCAATTAGCATTACACACATTTAATGGCGGTGATTGGTATGGTTGGGAAACACATGACGAAGATGGTAATAAAATTCCAAACAATCAACGAATGACTTATAAAAATATTAAAATTATCAAAGAGGGTGCTATTATGCCATCTGAGGAAGAAGTAAACGCAAAGATTGAAGAACTTAAAGATGCAGATACACAAAAAGAAAATGACAAAATATCTGCACAAAACAAATTAAAAGCATTAGGTTTAACTGATGCAGAAATAGAAGCATTATAATATGGCATATATAGGAAAAGAACCAGCAGTAGGAAACTTTCAAGTTTGTGATGCAATAAGTGTAGTCAATGGACAAGCGGCTTACACAATGCAAGTATCATCAACTAATGTAGTTCCTGAGTCTGCAAATCATATGCTAGTATCTTTAAATGGTATTTTACAAAAACCAAACTCATCATTCACAGTTTCAGGTTCAACAATTACTTTCGCCAGCAATCTACAAACGGGCGACTCTATTGACTTCATAATGTTACTAGGTAATGTTCTTGATATTGGAACACCATCAGATTCTACAGTTACAGATGCTAAAGCAAACTTTGTATCAACATCATCAGGTGCTGGATTACAAATAAAAGGCGATGGCACAACTGATGGAACTTTACAATTAAACTGCTCTCAAAATTCTCATGGAATAAAACTTGCATCACCAGCACACTCTGCTGG